TTGTAATATCAAAATCAAAAGTTGTCATTATAATTTATAATATTATAATCACAAATTTTATGTCTAAAATAATGTTAATTTGAAGAATCATGCAATCACCACTGTATCTTATAAACCAGAAAATAAACCATCGGGTGAATTAATTTTAATACAAAACTTGCTAAAAAGTGAATTTGCAAATGTCATAAAGTATTATTATAATGGAAATTTTAGTGAAGTGTTGCGCTTACTAAGCAAAGAAAGGTTGCAATATTTATCAAACTTATTGTATTTATAGTATTTATATAAAAAAAGTCCTATTCAATACCCAACATATGAAAAAGTTCGTTTGCTTTTAAAATTATATTTAGAAGGATTAACTAAATGTATTGAGCAATTTTTAGACATAAGTAAATAAAAGAAAAATTCGCTCTATCTATTATATGGAGTGGAATACAGTTACTATACTTGCACTTATTGTGCTTGTAACATCCTTTTTGCAGTTCAATTCACCTAGCAATCCCTACAAAGGCGGTTCTTTATCAAATAAATCAATCGTGTCATCATTTATAGGTGGTCGTAAATATAAAAAAAGATGTATAAAATAATAATATCCTATCCTATCCTATCCTATCCTAACAACACAAGAGCTCATGATACATAAGAAGACAACATTTCATAAAAGTTGTGCACTTTACGTTTGACGATAATTTTAGACACATCGAATGAGGTCAAATACAATCCATCCAATGATTTCACCCGAGACAATGCCACATAGATTTGTCCAGATTCAAATATTTGCCGTCCAATATCTATTTTCGCATGCATTAGCGTCGCGCCTTGCGCCTTGTGAATCGTAATTGCCCATGACAATATCAATGGTATTTGAGAGACACTAACACTAGACATCTTTTCACTAGTCCATACATGATAATCCATTTTCATGGTGATTCCATTGTCAAATGATACTACAGGCACTCCAGAGACGCCATCAAAATTCACAACTTTTCCTTGAGACCCGTTGCATAGCATCATGTCTTCTTGTTCGTCGTCCAACATGTTAATAACACACATGACTTGCGCGCCGACTTTTAATTTCAATATAGGATTGCACATGATGTTTGATTTAATATAATTCAGTTCTTGCTCAAAATCATACGAACCAGAACCCGACGACGACGACGACGAAGAAGAATCCTGCTTACTACACTGCATCAAATATTCCTTTTCATCCCCAGTCAATTCCGCCATTTTCATAGAATTAATGTATTCCACACTTTTTTTTTTCGGATATATTTCAGTGATAATTATACCAGAATCCGGGGCAGGTTCTCTCCCAACAAACGATTGCAATGTTTCCGCGGTTTTGCGTTTAATCACACCTTTGCGTATTTGATTGAGCATGCCAGCATACACATCATCGCCGATTTGACGGAATATTTTCACCAATTGAACATGACAATCCAGAGAGAATACATTGAACCAATCCACACTTTCAAAACAGAATCGCGTCGTGTCTGGGTCTTCTATTTGTCCCACAGGCGGCAACTGGTAAAAGTCCCCCGAAAATATCACTTGCATGCCGCCAAAAGGCGCACCATAATTTCTGCGAATGGCCCGTCCAACGGCGTCCAACAAATCAAATAATTTCACAGACATCATACTTACCTCGTCAACAATCAATACGTCTGTTTTTAACCATGCATTTAAAGAACGTCTATTTGTTTTTATTTTTTCAATAATAGATTCAATCGAGCCCGAACCCAGTCCAATCCCGCTCCATGAATGAATTGTTTTCGCAGAGCATTCTAATAAAACTGCTGCACATCCAGTGAGTGCGCATACTTGAATTCGCCTCCCGGTTCGCATACCATGGTCGTAGATGTGACGAATTAATTTTGTTTTACCTGAACCACCTGGACCAGTAATAAATATATTTTTTCTTTCAATATATTTATTAAATGCGAGTTCTTGTTCATCGGATAATGTGATTGCCGACATGATTTGCTATTTTGAGGTTATCGTTGCATAGATAAATCAATTCAATTTTCTTTTATTGTATTCACTTTGCCCTCTTTTAACCAACAATCCAACAATCCAACAATCCAATATAACGCAATATGAAAGAGACCCAATAAAATAATCTTAAACCAATATATAAAATGGATTTTAACCTCAGCAATTATCAAAAAACCGAATTACAAGAGATGTTTGAACTGCCGTCCAATTACAATCAAGAATTAGTAGAAATCCAAGAAAAAAAATTAAGAGATACCATTATAAACAATCAATCCATCAATGAAAACATAAAAAACAAGACACTCATCTTTTTACAAGAAGCAAAACAAATGTTATCAAGAGACCTCGCCAATTTCTACAATAGTCGGTTTGAGTTAAAACCAATCCAAACAGACGCTGACAATCATGATGTCCAAGAGAGAAAGCAGACACCTTTTTTGAATTCTTTTCCGAGCGAATTCTTTCCAGGAATCATCAATCCATTAAAAAAGCGTGTATCAACTAAAAATCTGAATATAGACACCAGATTTAGAGAGAATTATTATGGTTCGCCATCTACAAATTATCATTTGAATCTTCCAATAAAAATGAATAGTGTAATGACGATGCAATTATCCGCATTTGAAATGCCCACTACTTTTTACAATGTGTCAAAGCAATATGGTAATAATTTCATGACCATCACTGTAAAGACAACAACAGAGACGACATCTGCCGTTTTAACCATTCAAGACGGCAATTATACCTACGACACAATCACCAGTTATTTAAATAGTATTTTAACTAATTTGGGTGATCCATTTGACAAATTGATATTTGCGATTAATATTATGAATACGTCTGGCTCTAAACAAATGTTGGTCGGTGTCAAATCACCAACAGACCCAACCACAATCGAATTTTCTCTCAATTTTCAAGCGGATAAGAATGGCAAAGAGGATAAAAACACTCCTTTGCCATTGAAATTTGGATGGACTCTTGGATTCCGAAATGGAATTTATATAAATAATTCGACCTATGTCTCTGAAGGTGTGGTCGATTTGTTAGGTCCAAGATACATTTATTTAGTCATTGATGATTACAACAACAATGTAAATAATAATTTTTATAGTGCGTTTACGAGCTCGATATTAAACAACAATATTTTAGCACGTATTTCAATGAATACAAAATTTTTCGACATATTGGGACAAAACAATCTTTCTCTCATTACTACTCCGAGAGAATATTATGGACCAGTAGATATTCAAAAAATGAATGTTCAATTGTTGGATGAATATGGTCGCGTTCTGGATATTAATAATATGGATTATAGTTTTTGTTTGACATTTAAAACAGTGTATGACATTTAGACCGGCGTCTGAAACCCATTCTTCGTGCCACCATCATATTTCACTGCATAATGATTGTCTAGCAGCCATTGATTAATATGCAAATCTTCCAAATACACGTCTGCCAAGATGCGGCCATATTTTTCAGTTTGGACATTTGTCAGAGTAACGACGCGATGTAGCAATTTGTCATTTAATGCTGAACGCGATTTTTTCGCAGCAGCCTTTTCTTCTTCTGAATGACCTTTGATTTCAGGGCTATCAATGCCATTTAAGCGCACTGAAAACCGAAACAATGGCGACTCTGCATAAGGCATGTATGCAGCAATCGTAATTGTGTCGCCATCATATACTTTGATGACTTGACCTTGACGAATTGGAAAAACAAATGAACACGTGTCTCCCCATGCAATAATGTCGCTGTGAATATTTAAGGATTGCATATTATTTTGTTAATTACTTACAAGTCTTTAAACCATTTCCTTTTTCTCTACAATGATTCAATGATTCATCCTATTTTCTCTCTTTATACTATATGCCTTTTTACAAGTTTATTAAAAAAAGAAGACCTTCAACGAAATTGGATTTGCAAGGTGTACCAACCTTACAATTGAACTCTACCATATTAGCCCCGATACAATGTCCAACAAATATTATGTCTACATTGACTGCGCCATTTTATGAAGTATATACCATTGATCCATCAGGTGCATTGTTTGGACAAACAACTTATCCGTGCATTGAGAATGCATGGAAAAAATATCTAGTTAATTATAAAGATGTTTACTCATGCTATAAATATTAAACCCTTTGAAGAAATCCTAACCTAATCTAAATCGTAAAAGTTAAAATAATCAATGCAATTGAGACTGATGTTGTAACTGCATATGTAATTAAGAATCGCATCTTTGATTGAACGTGGTCGCTGAATTCATCGACCTCATTGTCTTCTTGGGTCTGGGTCGTCGTCGCATTTTCCGCCGCCGCCGCCGCCGCCGCCGCCGCCGCGTCCGGTTTCCAGTTAGTATTGTTATAGTAATTCATCTTCCCATAAATAGGCCGCTGCTTATTATCTTCATTCGCTTCATAGATGCCGTTGGAAAATTCATCAGTGTCTTCGTCTTCATAAATAGTTGCAATTCGTAATATATTTTTTAAAAGTTTCCGATGAGTGAACGACATATTATCTTCTTCATCCAAAATAATAAATAATCCCCAATCAGAATCAGAATCTTCTTCTTGTGGCATTCCCAATTCCAAATCAATAAATTTCATACTTTTTGCAAGAAAAGAAAGAGAGAAAAAGCATTTCATTTTTATTTGTTTTTGCGAGTTATTTTTGTCATTTATTATTCGCATATTTATAAATATGTTGTCGTTGCCATTAAATATAGAATTGCAAAAAATGCCAGAAATAAAAAATCAACTAAAAGAAGAACCACATCCACAGCCACAGCCAGAGCCACAACGACTAGAACGACCAGAACGACCAGAAGAACCAGAAGAAAAAGACCCCAGCAACAAAAAAGAGAATCTAGACCTGATGAAAGGAGTCTTTCACGAATTAAAAAATTACAAACACATCCAAGAGTACAATAGCGATTTTAGCGACACATATAGTAGTAAAAGCGAGAAACAAAAGAAAATCAATTATTTAAATGTTGAGAATAAATTAAACAAATATTATTTTGACATTAATCACAAATATTCTAGTGCATTGGATGTGTTGGCTTCCTATTTAAAAGGCCAAAAATTAATTTATATAGAATCCAAGGATTATTCAGAACAGCAGTTGAACAAATTAATGATGCCCTCTATTTTTCTCTCTGCAGCAGCAACTGTCTTGTCTGGAACAATAATGAATTATCCATGGGGATATATATTAATTTCATCAGTAAATGCATTCATCGCCTTTTTACTTTCTTTAGTAAATTTTTTTAAATTTGATGCAGCAGCAGAAGCCCATAAAATATCAGCACATCAATATGACAAATTGCAATCCTCTGTTGAATTCACCTCAGGAATTGTATTATTGTTTAAAGACGACAATTCTTTTAACAATGAAGAGACAAACGAAAAGAATATACGCCGTGAAAATGATAGAAAAAACATGGAGAATAAATTAACAGATGTAGAGAAGAAGATTCTAGAAATCAAAGAAACAAATCAATTCATTGTTCCTAGTGTAATTAGACAGAGATATCCAGTGATTTATAATACGAATATTTTTTCAATCATTAAAAAAATAGAAAATCAAACAAAAAAGACGATTGCGCATTTAACAAACGTAAAGAATGAAATTAGATATATGAATGGATTGTCTAAAAGTGTTGAAAATTCCGAAAAATTGACCGAATTGTTTGAATTGAAACGAGAGATTGTTAAAAAAATATTGATATTGAATTCAGCCTTTTCAATTATAGACCAAATGTTTAGCCAAGAAATAAAAAATGCTGAATTAATTAAGAAGCATTGGTTACGCAATTTGTTTTGTTATAATATTGCATTAGTTGATCCAGAAAAAATTAATCCGTTTATAGAAAATTTGTTAGACCCCTTTAGTTCTTTCACAGTATAATATATATGAGTATAACTTCAGGTATATTAGCCTCAATGTTATTAAAACTTAACCGTAACGGAGAGAAAGGCAATATTCCACAACGCATACAATATGACCTGGATACTGATAATATATCCCCTGCTAAATTCATTATAATAAAGCCAAATGCTCTGACAACTCCGACAGCCATGTATCCAGAAAGTGAAGATGAAATGCATTTTAGATTTCAGCCACAAATGCAATATCAAGGTCCAGATGTAGAGCAACTATCCGATGCATACCCGGAAAACATGCGAATGAGAATACAACCGCAACTGAAAATGCAACGCCAGCAACTATCCGATGAATCTGAATACCCTGAATACCCTGAATACCCTGAATACCCTGTCATCTCGGATATGAATTCTGACTCTGAACAAGAAGAAGAACAAGAAGAACAAGAAGAACAATACCAAGAACCAATCATTCGGACAAAAGATGATTTAATTATACAACAACAAGAATTAATACGACAACAGAGAGAATTAATTCAACAACAGCGTGAAGAACTTACATTATACAAAACACAATCCATGATGATATCTGCAATGACTCCTAAGAAAAAGCATAAAAAAACTGTCAGGTTTCAGTTAATGCCTAAAAAATCGTCCAGGACTTCGTCTCGCAGGTCATCGCGCAAGTCTCATAGAAAGACTTCATCTCCGCGTTCCTTGCCGCGTTCCTTGCCGCGTTCCTTGCCGCGTGCTAGAATGCCAGAAAGAGACACTCCTCTGCCCTTGTTCGTGCCCCCTGTATTTTCATCAAGTATACAAAAATTATAAATATAATATATATATGGAAATTCAAAATATTATTCTTGTGGTAATTTTATGTTTTTTAATTTTATACACAATTATTCTCATTAAACCGCCGCCGCAGCCGCAGCCGCAGCCGCAGCCGTCGCCACAACCCATTGTTGGCGGTTGCAATGGAACGAGATATGGTTGTTGTCCAGACAATATGACCCCCAAAAAGGATGCATATGGAAGCAATTGTTTCTTTCATCCTTATCCAAATCTACCCATAGTTGGCGGTTGCAATGAAACGAGATATGGTTGTTGTCCAGACAATACCACAGCAAAACACGATGCTTATGGAAGCAATTGTTTCTTTCATCCTTATCCCAACCCATACCCACCGCCTCCGCAACCCGTCATTGGTGGGTGTGCCGGGACAAGATATGGATGTTGTCCAGGGAGCACGACTGCAAAATATGATGATTTAGGAACAAATTGTTCGGGTTATGTGCCACCACCAAGTCCTGTCATTGGTGGGTGTGCCGGGACAAGATATGGTTGTTGTCCAGGGAGCACGACTGCAAAACATGATGATTTAGGAACAAATTGTTCGGGTTATGTGCCACCACCAAGTCCTGTCATTGGTGGGTGTGCCGGGACAAGATATGGTTGTTGTCCAGACAATGCAACAGTAAAAGACGATTTTTTAGGGAAAAATTGTTCGCGTTATCCTAATTAAATCAAAAAAAAGAAGGAGAGAAAAAGTAGAAAAATAAAATAAAAAATTGATATAGAATTATCTTGTTATAAAGACGTAAGAAATGCAAACAACAAAATCAATTTTATATCCGGTTCTTTATGGAAAAAACAAGCACGAGAGAGACAACAACATTCAATTTTTTGAAGAAGGTCATAAATATATTATTACAACAGACCCTCATAGTAAATACACCTCAGTCACTACATGGAATCATTCGCATTTTCCGCATTTTAATGCAGACGATATTATTCGCAACATGATGAAAGGACGCAATTGGAAACCCGGTCACAAATATTGGAATATGACTGCAGAAGAAATCAAACAATTATGGGCATCCAATGGTGCAACTGAATCGGGTGCAGGAACAAATATGCATTATGATATTGAATGTTTTATGAATCAAGATTTAGTGGACGAAGACAATGCCCCGATTTCATACACACACGAAGAGTTATTGGATGTGTATGAAGCCGAAATCTCGTCCGGAATTCCCCCGCCGAATAGGTCTGATGAATGGGACTTCTTTTTGAAATTCATCAAAGACAATCCTACGCTGAAACCGTATCGCACGGAATGGACGATTTATCACGAAGAACTCAAACTCGCCGGTTCTATTGACATGGTCTATGAAAATCCAGACGGTTCTCTGAAAATATATGATTGGAAACGCAGTAAGGAAATCAGTAAAATCAATCATTTTAATAAATATGCAATTACTGAATGTGTGAATCATTTACAAGACGCGAATTATTGGCATTATTCTCTCCAATTAAACACATACAAGGCTATATTGGAAGAGAAATATGGGAAACGTGTCACTGATTTATATTTGGTTCGGTTGCATCCAAACAATGAAAAAAAATCGTATGATTTGATTAAATGCGCGGATTTATCACAAGAAATCGCCGATTTATTTCGTGAAAAGATGCATGAATCAACAACAAGGTAACAATAGAAAGTATTTAAATAGTAATTTATGAGTAATATACTAAACGCGCAAATGTTTTTTCTGGTCTTTTTTTATTACTGTATTTTTTTAGTTGGTATTACATTCATATTACTAGATGATAATTTGAATGAAAAAAGAACACTTTTTAATGACGAGAGCGATGATGACGATGATGAACCAAAGGATGATGATGAACCAAAGGATGATGATGAACCAAAGGATGATGCCACAAATAAAAATCAAAAATACGAGGATAGATACAAAATCAAGCATGAAACGATAGATGAGGAATTATCCCAAGAGAAATTGGAGGATTTGGGCAATTGTTTTATTTTAGAACACACTCCAAATGGAAATGCATTGTTTTTATATAATTGCAAATCTAGTTCTTTTGTTTATTATAGTGATAATTCTATTCCGTATAAATATTTAAACGCTCTTGCCCGAAAATATGTAAATACTTATAGGTGTAAAAAATTATATATAGATTCTGCCTTGGACTCAGTCTCAGCTGCAATCCCTGCCTTGGACTCAGTCTCAGCTGCAATCCCTGCCTTGGCCAAAGAAAACCCGAACCATGAGCCAATAGAAGAAGAAAAGCCAGCCAAAAAACAAATCTTTGCGAAATTCAAGGGTTATAATAAAAACACTTCAAATAAAATCCAATCAAGAACACAACCCTCGCAACAACCACATCAACTACAACAAAAACACTCCAACACATTGCAAGTAGAGGTCCTTGCCAATAGATACACATATCAAGGCAAAATCGCAAATTTCAATTTCTTGAAAAAGCCGGATAAAAAATTGGCAAATAAAAAGCTGGCATTGACATTTGCGGATTATAAAAAACTAAATATCTAATTATACTATGGAAAAAGACAAACACAAATATAAATCCAAAGATGCAACACATATAAACCGTATTACCGAGAGTTATTATAATAGGATTGTTAGTTTATTTATTGATACAAAGGTGTATAATAGTGAAAACATATCTAAACAATTCACAAATAAAATCAATAAGTTCATTGAAACCAAAACAGATTTTGACCCAGTGCAATTAAATAATAGAATGTATGGAGAGATTGCTAGAATAATAACACCACTTGTTCAAAAGTTTGGTTATGTAGTTAAAAACACCATAATGTTGGTGACGATGCCATTTAGTATGGCCATTAACGAAGTAATAAGTTGGTTTCAGGTAGGTATGGCAACCAAAACATTCTTGCATGATGTTTCAAGCATGGATTTGGAGAAAGTGTATAACAATGTTCATGAACCAACTTATACCGTTATAGAAGAAATAGACCGTTATTATATTACAAATTTTAATGATGAAGTTAAGATTATTTGGGCAAATATTGATTTTGTTAGTAAAATAATTAACAGTTCATTAACCAGTCTCATTAATTTAATTATTATTCAATTGAAAGAATCCCCACAAAATAAAAATCTAACAGATATAATGGAAGAAACCAAAGATGAAAAAATACGCATGGTTTCTAACAATGCATCCAATGAGTTTACTTCTATTTTATTTGGAAGTCCAAACAAGGGAGTCAATAATAAAAGCCAAAAACATCGCCCTCGTAAAGGTGGAAAATCACGTGCTTTCCGTCGCGGAGTTTGTCGCACGAGGACTAGAAGACGTAGACATAGAACTAGAAGAAGCCAATAATATTTCTTGTTTTTTTATCCATGATTTATATCCATTGCTTCGCAATACATTAAAGGATGTGCCTAGATGTGATTTTGCAATATCATGTGCTTTTCTCTCTTGTGGCGTCAATTGTTGAAGATATTGTTGTTCCATTTTATTATTATTAATTATATAATAATAAAATATCAAATCATTTTTTTATTATATACATTATTCTTGAGGCGTGCAGTAGTTCATTTATCAACGGTTTAAAAAATGAAATGCTTTTATTGATAAAAAAAAGATGTAATAAAGAAACTAAAACATCAAACAACGATGCAACAACCAGAATTACCACAACCACAACAACCACAACCACAAATTTATTGCTATAAATTCAGCGAACCCTTTATGATTGAATTACATAATTTCTCGAAAATTCATCAATATGATGATAGAAAAGAGTTCAAATCTGCATGGGTTACTTGGACGGAAAAAAATGTAGAATTAATAGAAGAAGAAACTAGAAGATTGCATGATTTAAATTACAATGGAGATATTAACAATAAAATGTTTTGCAGCGCACGATATTACTTTCGCAAGAAATCCTCTGAAAAAAAAGAACAACCTCTGCGTCATTCTTATATATACATTAACAGAGATATTATAAATGCAATGGATGCACACATTTTAAAGCAACAAGAGACGGCAACAGCAAAAGCAACAACAACAGACAATTCAAAACCATCCGCAGGGTTTTTAGATTTTTGCAAAGAAAACATTGACCTCTTGTCTGAAGAAATTGCAAGACTATATAGTGAAAATATGTCGGCAGAAGATATTAAAAAAAAGATTAAAAAAACATATAAAAATCGTTATTTCTTGAAAGTAAATATCAACTAACTATATGGAACAGATGAACTCTGATAATTTAGGCGAGTTAATTGTTTCGCTGTCAGATATTATTGAAAAATATAAAGAAAGGGTTATAGTTTGCAGAATGCTTCAAAATATTTTTACTGGGAAAATAAACAACATAACCAATGATAAATGCGATATTTTTAAAAGATTAATCACTCAACCGGAAGATAATGTATCGGGACAATTCGGAGGCGTGAATGACAATGAAAAAATACTGAATTATTTATTTTTAAATGAAATCTATCTTTTTAAGCAAATGGTTTTTTGCACTGCATTGCATCACTTATTATTAGAATTGATTGTGATACTTTATAAAACGAACCCCGGCGATTCCAAGTCCAAGTCCAAATCTTCCAGGTCATCACAAAAAGGCGGATTTAGTTTTGCACAAGGATTAAAGGCAATGATGGCAACGCTCGCCAACATTACATTAGTATTGCATTCTGCATCAAACAATTCAAGCATGATTATAGAAGAAAATCAAACAAATATTACTAAAATACTTAATCCTATAGAAAATCTTGTTTCAAACATGGCAAACGCATCCATGGCAAACGCATCCATGGCAAACGCATCCATGGCAAACGCATCCATGGCAAACGCATCCATGAAGGTCAATGCATCCATGAAGGTCAACGCATCCATGAAGGCATCGGCACAAGAAGAAGAAGAAGAAGAAGAAGAAGAATATGAAGTAGACCCGGAGGAAGAAGCGGCGACACTTGCGATGATGAGAGAAAACGAAAAAAGAAATGCCAAATTTCGGGATGAAGAACTGGATTTATTGACTCGCCAAGAAGAAATAGAATTGGAGAAAAAGAAGGCCGCCAAATTGAAAGAAGAATTGGATAAAACCCAGGCAACTGTGGCACTAGCCGTGAAAAAAATGACCCCATTCATACAGACCGCCATAAAAGATAAATCCATAAACAGTTATAGGGGTCTCACTCCCAATGAAACCCCAAATACTACGGTCAGTTTGCAAACAAATATAAATAATAAATTCTCACTTATGACAATCAAATTATTATTGTTTGGAGACCCGAAATTGGCCAACATTTATAAGCATATTTCAAAATACAATGAAATGCTACGAAATATAACAGAAGTGCTTGCAGATGAATGTGAAGGTGTAATGAAGTTAGTTTCCACAGAAAATTACGACATGTATTCTTCCGAGTATAATAAAGACAATACGCATTTTACGCATGAGTTAGCGATAACAACGCAACAAGTTACAAATCAAATACAAACCTTGTCAAATGGACAAAAAGAGACATATGCTGCCGCGATAAAACTATATAATAAAGGCAGGTTTTCAGCATATTTGACGTTCCATTGTCATGAAACATTTATTTCACTCATAGAATATAATGGAACTGCGATTACTTTAAAAGGTGGCAATATAAATTATGATTATGTATTATATCAATATAGCCTTTTGGAACACAGTCTAGATAAACAGCATAAGAAAGAACCTAATAACCGAGATATAAAGAGTTTATATCAAAAAGTTACTATTTTACGAGAAATTATTCAATTGTATCAACATGAAATGGATATTAAATTTTATCAAACAGTCAAAAGAATGTCGGGAGACCCATCTGTGGATTCCAGGTTGGAATCACATTTGAGAGATTATGTGAATTCAATAGACAAATTACTGCAATATTTGAAAATATTATTCCCACTAGATGCTAGAAAAAGTCAAGCCGATCGTGCTTCAATGGCTGAAGAACTATTTTATGCTACGCAAGACACAGAGTCCCGAATGAAGTTTTCAAAAGCCATGAATGCATTATCAGCTGCAGAATCAAAACTTACAAGTCAAACTTTATCCGAAAGTGTAAAAAATGCAATTGCTGAAGAGGTCGCACCTGTACGTGGATTCTTTCAAGGAGCCACACAGTTTACGGTGGACGTTCCATCTGATACCGCTACTATAATCCTTGACAAAACAGTTGAGAATGCAAAAGTAGTTGTAGAGAAAACTTTTACAGGATTGGATGAAATTGTGTATTTTTTAATGTTTAAGCCATCTACTTATTTGTTAATTGCATTTTTATGTTGGTGTGGTCCGGAAGTTGTTGGTAAATTTTTTTCAGATATGTATAGAAGCATTAAAAATGTTGTCGTGCGTGTAGGCGGAAGAATAGTGCAAATTACCATGCCACTCGGTCATTATTCATTTCAGCGAATCCGAGGAATATTTAGACGTGGACCGATCGAGAACCAATATGCAGAGCAATATCAACCACCTCAACCATATCAACCACCTCAACCATATCAACCACCTCAACCATATCAACCACCTCAACCATATCAACCACCTCCACCCCATCATTCAAGAGAAGAAGAAGACGAATGGTTTCGACAACGACATCGCCCCTCAGCCGAAAGTGCTCGACAAGAAATGTTACTACGGGATACGGCAGAAGATCGTCGAAACAAGCTAAATAGAATCCTTATAGCAAACAAAATGTCTAATACTAAAAATAATTGGGGGATGGGAAGAAAAACACGAAAAAAAAGTGCAACCAGAAAAATAAAAAAAACAAGAAGAAGGAGTCGGAGGTCATAAGCCGACAACTAAACTATCCATCCTATCCATAAAATAATAATATTATACGAGTATATGGGTGGAGGACTTTTTAACACACCGCTATATCTCAATCCCAAATGTCTCGTATTTTCGGCTTTTATTATTGCGGTCTATTGGTTGCCTCATCCAAGCACGCGAGCCCACAATATTATCATGGCTTTTTTATTAGGAATGTCCTCATATATTTCTCTCGCATGGTATGATGTTATTTATGATTGCAATGACCGATTCAAACCGACCTTGTTGGGTTGGTTGTCTGGGCCATTCAAACCGCCAGAATATACAAAAGAATACGAAAAATTGCCACTTAAATATCAAAAAATCATTCGCGCATTTGATGTTTTCATTTTAATCGTAGTAATTATTACTTTTTTGTATCCCTTTATTTATAAATAACATGTTGCACAAATCAATTAATATTGCCGGATTAATGACACTAGAAACTCACCAACCTCAACATCAACCTCAACCTAAAAAAAAAATTATTGTTGTTAATAATTTTTTTTGTGAAAATAATATTTGTATTTGCGAAAGAATAAAAGAATCCATTCCGACGTGGTCAGACAAGTATAATTTATTGACAAGTGCCATTTCTCTCTTTCCATCTAATCAAGAAAGGCATGACAAAAGAGAGAAAAAGGGGATCAAAGGAGAAAAAGAAAAGGACTTGTATTTATTAGAATATGAAAACAATGAAGAAGAACTGATGCCTTTTGCTGAATTAAAACGCGACTCTAAAAAATATATATTCACAATAATAACTAGTTATCAAAAACTATTGCAGAGTCTATTATTATTGCAAAAGAATAATATTGTGCATTTCAATATTAATTTCGAGACTATTTGTTTTAAAAAAGAGGATCATGTATTAATTAGAGATTTCACACACGCCATAGACATGAATCGCAGCCCGCTCAATGTCACGAGACACCTTATCGAGTCCATAAACGACATTACAACAAATAGTCCAGTAGAAATATATTTATTGTCGCATATGAAGAGACATGCATTGGAAACAGTGACATTAGAATCTATTCAAACAATTTGCAAAACATATATAAATAATCCATATCTATTCTTTCTCAGTGAATCTACCAAAGAAAAATTATATATAAATAGCATTGATTTTTTGAAACAATGGATTGGCATGCCAAGAGAGAAAATCACCGACGAAATAATAAAATTGGCAAATACATGGGACAATTATTCATTGAGCATTGTTTATTTACATGCGGTTTCTTCAATACTCACTTTCAAACAAAAGGGTTTTTTTTTCCGCGATTTTTCCCGATTGTTGATGAAAAAAAGAGAGATTTCAGAAACAATAGATGCCTTTGATTCTCTCTTTTTCAAATATATGGATTGGAACAAGTTTCAAATGAGTCCCTGAGCCCGAACCCATTCTACTTGTTTGAAGACTTGCGTGTCTTGCGTCGTGATTTCCGAGACTTGCGTGATTTCCGTCGTGATTTCCGTGATTTCCGAGACTTGCCCTTTCCCTTGCCTTTTCTCCCCTTTTTCCCTTTTTTCCCCTTTTTTTCTTCTTCTTCTTCTTCTTCTTCTTCCGATTCTTCTTTTTTCTCCTTTTCTTCTTCTTCGTCTGAAGAAGAGTCTGAAGACGATGAAGACGATGAAGACGCTGATTTGGACTTGTTGGATTTCGTCTTGTGTTTGGGTTTCTTGGAAGAAGAAGGAGATGTAGGACCATCTCGTTTCCACTCGGATTTTCGTTTGCTTGCTTCCTTCATCGCTTCTTTCAAACTGCATGAACTATTTTTCGCCTTGCATTCAGTATGAATGCGCTTAACAAATGCAAACCATTTTTCTCCCATTTATATTAAGAGAAGAGAATTATATATTACTAAATAAAAAATTGAAATGAAATAAAACCAATTAGAAACTCTCAACTAATTAAAACTAACTCACTAAAAGAATGGTCAAAAATGTTACTGGTGGAAACAAAATGAAGGGACAAGCAAGAAAGAATTCAACCTCTTCGCGTCAAGTATCCAAATTACGCGTGGTTGAAGAAGAAGGTGAAGTATATGCGCAGGTTTCTGCAATGTTGGGCAATGGTATGTGTCATGTTGACACTGAATCTTACAAACTATTATGTATTATTCGCGGGAAATTTCGCGGACGAGGCAAACGCGACAATTTATTAAAAAAAGGAACATGGGTTCTTATTGGTTTGAGAGAATGGGATGGCACTGGTGATGCAACCAAGATGCAAAAGTGCGATTTATTGGAAGTTTATACAGACCACGACAAGGAGCGATTAAAGGGGACACCTGGGCCATGGAAAAAGTTTATTGCAAACGATTTAATGTTTCAAGATGTCAAGGAAGAAGAGTTTGATTTTATAGATGACAAGACTGAAGAATATAAAAAAATCATGTCTGAAGAATTCGCAGGAGGCGGCGGCGAAAAAACATTAAAGCAAATTGTTAAAATTCAAGAAGATGAAGCCGAAGTAGATATTGATGACATTTAATTAATTAGCGATAAACATAATAATAATAATAGAGAATAAGACCTGATATTAACTTAAACCTTTTTTAATGTATAAGTTAACAATAATCAAGAGTCAATGAATCGTTTTTCTCATCAACCATCCACAAAACCATCCACAAAACCCGCAATAAAACAAAATCAAACCCAATCCAAACCCTTTTTTTCATCCAATGATTTCCCTGATTTGTCAACTAATGTGTCTTCTGCGTGTTCTTCAACCATAAAAAAGACAATGGATTATAAAAATAAATTGCAACTCGTTGAGCCTATCATTGAGCAAAAGATTCAACCAGGACATATTTCTCTCTTTTATGATAAAATCACACATAAAATATGCATTGAACATGGAACTAGAACAAGAATTGCATTGAAACATAATCCAGACATTTCCTTTGAAAAACTAGTAAAACATTGGGAAAAATGGTATGACGAGTATATTGAATTGTATGGACAAGAAATATATGAACATGTGCATTTATATCCATTTTACAATTATAATTATTTTAATGAATTAGATGAAGTATTTTACAGAGAATTGGAAGAATTGGAAAAGATGGAGCAGGTCCAATATGAAGAATACGAAGAGTAGAATGCACAATAGATTATTTTATTATAAGAATAAAATAATCAAATACTTTCCCAAAAAAATTGAAATATAAATCATCCATGTAACTATGTTCAAATCAACTCAAATCAAATCAAATGCATGTTTTAACAACACGATTCAACAATGATACCTGGCAGGAAAATGTCGCTTTTAGAGAGAAATACAAGTATGTCGGATGCATCTATAATTCTCCCAGATTAATGAGTCCAAAAGTAAACCCGGATGAAATCGTATATATGCTTGAAATGAACAACACATTGAATCGGATTGAAGGTATCGGTTCACTGATAAATCGCCCTGTTTTACACAAGCATTATAAAATACATAAAGACGGAAATTACAACCGGTTTCCATTTCAAAGTCGCACAAGAATGGATCGCGAAGAAATACAAATGATAAACAGTGAATTACTTGAATTGTTAGAAACACTGTGTTTTAAAGGAAAAACTCATGTGAAACGAGGACACGGTTTTATGAGTATTTCACACAAAGCAATACAACTAAACAATGCATATGACATTGTAGAAAGAGTGCATTGTCTCTTTATGGAACAAAGAGAAGATGACCCCAAAAGAGAGAAAACATTATGCATGGAAAAAGAAACCTGTAAAAAAGAAACCTGTAAAAAAGAAACCTGTAAAAAAGAAACCTGTAAAAAAGAAACCTGTAAAAAAGAAACCTGTAAAAAAGAAACCTGTAAAAAAGAAACCTGTAAAAAAGAAACCTGTAAAAAAGAAATAAAAAGTAATGAAAACACATAGTATGGAAAATATAGACACGGATATATCGCATTATAGTATTTCGGAAATGCTTCAAATATTAGAGATGGACACGGATGATTTAAATAAAGCCGACATTATTGACAAAACAAATGAATACAGCGAATCCAATAGCGACAATTCAGACCTCTCTGTTTTTTTTCAAGAAATGCAGAGTCAATTATTACAATATATGAATACGGACCAAACACAAACACAAACATCTCCTATTTTAGAAAAACAAACCACAGATTGGTTCACAAATCAAGCATTGCCGCAAAGCGACACAAATCAACAGTCCAAAATCACAGATAGAAAACAAAAAATAGATGTTTACAACAATCCACAAGTACCCATGAATAGAGAACAATTAGGAGTGAATAACAATTTTATAGTGGATGTCGCACAAGATTCATTAAATCCGAATTTAGAAAACAAGACCTCTAGATTTATCAATTTAGACAGCCAATTTCGCCAATCCACCAATGTCATTGAAAACTCTGCGACAGATTATACGCTGGATTTGTCTGATCCATTAACAAATGTATTAAACATGCGATTGTATTCGTATCAAATTCCTTTTACGTGGTATGTTATTGATCCTGCGTATGGAAATACCTGTTTTTGGATTAAAATAGACTCTGCATCAGAAGCCATACCAATAACCATCGAGGCCGGCAATTATACGGCCGACCAAATCGTCCAAGCATTGAATGACAGTTTTACAACTGCGGGATTTGCTTTTGGAACAGCTCCTGTGTCATATAATCCAATAAATGGCAAAATAAAATTGTCTTTGTATCCTGGCACATATACACAACCTACGACGCCACCAACAACAATACCAATCACGACTAATAGCATCATTCTTTTTTACGATTATACTGTAACTCTGCAATGCGCCATAAATTGTGCAACTACTAGTTACCATTATATAAATCAAACACTCGGCTGGTTGCTAGGATATCGTTTGTCGGAAATACATGTTTCAGCAACAGGAAACATAGCACCATCCACGCTGGATTTGATAGGAACAAAATACATTATTCTTGTCTTGGATGATTACAATCAAAATCACATAAACAATGGTTTGGTGACAATTACAGAAATTTCAAAAACGCTGAAAATGCCGTCGTATTATTCGCCGGATTTGCCATACACATGTTCTCGTGCCTTGTCTCAAAATACAAATCAACAATTGCAAGAACTTCAACAAACACAATCAAACAATCCGAATTTAATTTTAACAGATAATTTAGAACCGAATTTCAAATCAATTCCGCAAATGTTGCCATCCGCTCCACGCATTCTCACACAATCTCAAATATATACGATTAATGAAATCGTGAAAAACAATGACAACAATACGAATTATAGGACAAAAGCACCGACAAATACTGATGTATTCGCAATACTGCCAATCAAACCATCGGGCGCAACCATTGGCGATTTATTGGTGGAATTTAGCGGTTCTTTGCAAGACAACAAACGCACCTATTTTGGACCAGTAAATGTTGAGAGAATGCGAATAAAATTGGTGAATGACAAAGGACATGTCATGAATTTAAATGGTGCGGATTGGAGCATCACAATCATTGCTGAATTACTTTATCAATACTAACAACCCAAAAGACCAATGTTTTATTATCTTATATGTATATGTTGTCCCAAAGCCAAAGCCAACTCCAAATAATACACGCGATTCATCTGGTTGCATATAGTAGTCCAGTCATATTAATCGCATCATCCCTTTATTTGTTATGGAAAAAAGAGACACAATTATTTTATTTTACACTTGGTGCAATGATTAACATTGCATCAAATTTTCTATTAAAAGATATATTTAAAGAACCGAGACCATCAGGCAATCAACAAATCATTCAATTGGCGATTAATAATGGCAAACGAGTGGGTTCGCAAGTATATGGAATGCCATCAGGACATGCGCAAACAGCCTTTTATTGCACGACATTTATTTTTCTCTCTTTTAATAATTGGAGGATTACTGCGTTTTATGTGGCAATGTCCTTGTTTACCTGTTATCAAAGATATGTTTATAAAGAACACACATTGTGGCAATTGTTTGTCGGTGCATTGGTCGGTATCGTCATGAGTAGTATTGCATTTAAAGCATCTCAGAAAAAGAATATGGGCAGATTGATTCCTAAACCGGAAGACGGCGCGCCTTACTGATGAATTATTTTATTCCACATATTTTCAATGCGGGATGCCTCTTTGCCTCCTTCTATATTCAAAACAGAGAGCAATTCTTCGCCATATGGTGGGTCTAGACCTGTAATTGCCTTGTGTTCATACGTCATGACTTGTTTCCATGTATTTCTCTCTTTAATAAATTCAAAACATACCAATATAAATGTCTCGGGTTTTCCATTCCAATCGCTGAATTGTGGGTAAAATCCATCGCCGAATTCATATTCATAATTATCGTAATGCAGTTTTATTGAAAGTAATGTTGTCGACATAATAATAATAATAAATCAAATACTCTTTATATTTAAACAATCGCGAATGAATTCTTCGTCGCTTTTTGGTACATATTTCTCAAATTTCGCCTTTAACATCATCACCATTATTTCATCTACTAATGGCGATGAATGGTCCAATGTCTGTGTTTCGCCGGTGCGAATATTCAATAGTTTAAATGTTTTCGAGGTATACTCATCCTCACCACAAGTCATTTTTATTATCCATGCATAAATCAACAATTGAATGCGATGTTCTGTCGTAAGTGCTTCCACACATTTAAATTCCCACATTGTATCTAGAGAGACCGCGTCCATAATCGCATTCATGCGCAATATGCCAAACTCTTTCCCCATATTTCTCTCTATAAATTCATCAATGCGACGATATTTTTCAGCAGTCAAATCCACCGTCTTGTATTTGTCTTGAATAATGGCGACTTCATAGGTCAAGTCCCCTGGCTGACAAATATGCGCATCCATATTTGCAAACATGGCGTCCACGTTTTCTTGCAACAACCAATCATACGAGACAATTTGTGCCAATTTAAAATATAGATTTTCATTCATTGCCTTGTAAATATTTGTAACTAATAAATGATTGGACAATGTCAATGGTTCAGAGAAATCCACATCTCGCAATTTCTCCTTGTAAAAAGGCCGGTCCTTGTCAATTTGTGCCAAAACATATTTTGTGATGGAATTTGACCCAGTGTTTCTCTCTTGATATAAAGATGGAATAACCAATCCATTTAAATCTGACACCTCTTCACATACATCATTGCCAAAATAAGACGATGTAATGAAATTTTCATTTGATACAATGGTTGTTGCTGACTCCATGTCCTCGCCACCATCATGCAAACACAAAGACGATGTGAAAAGATAATCCTCCATCAAATCCGCAATTGTAATCACGACATTTTCATTTAAAAAACGAATCAATTCAGTCGGGCTCGTTTTATGACATCGAATTGTAGTTTCCTCATTTTCATTTACACATGTAAACCCATCTACAAAATTCAAAGGTTCTCCCTCAAACTCCACAAAGGACGAGTCGCGCAATAAAAAATGCGTATATTTCAAAAACGGCAATGGATCAGCGGCTTCCACAACAATCAATTTCTCCGTGGCACGCGTTGCCGCGACATACAATGTAGAAGGACAAACCGTCATATCTGCCCCGCGATTGTAATAGTCAAAATAAGTGCGGTCAAACCCATAAATAATAACGACTTTACGTTCTCTCCCTTTGGATTGATGAAATGAAGAGAATATTACCTTGTTTTTAATAACGTCTGAATGAATCGTATTGACATCATTCATTGGAACATAACATGGAATATTATGTTCAACAAGCATATTTTCAATCAGTTTAAAGTATTTTTGTTTGACGGATGCAGCCAACACGAAAATATCTGATGGTTTTGCATATCCAGAAAGAATCATATTGACAATTCGTGCGCCAATCGACCTATACACTTGAAAACAACTAGACCGGCGAATGTATGACACTTTTGGACCATCTTTGATTGCGTGAATTCTCTCAGTAAGGACAGACGCATCACCGGCATCAAATTCAGGTCCAAGCATCACCTTGTTGACAAAATCCGCAATTTGCCGTGTCACCCGATACGACGTTGTCAAATTCATCTGTTTAAAAGGATACGGAGAACTGGAAGACCATATTTGATGACCCAATGTTAAAAAACGAGTGTCTGCTCCTTTGAATTCATACAACCCCTGGTATTTATCTCCCAAAATAAGTATTCTAATGTGCAATTTATTACCACTGTCTGTCAATACTTTTTGCACAAATTGATAATATAAAAAATTCATGTCTTGAATTTCATCACCCACCAAAATATCTATTTGCGGCAACGGCATTTTAGGCGGCATTCCAGTGCGAACAATCTTGCTAATTCCAATATCAGTCATGGCTTCTTCTGTATAATATTTGTAGGCGAATGAATGATATGTAAATATCGCAATATTTGTCAATTTATATGCATCCTTTTTCTCAGAGACTTCTCTCTTTAATTCTGAATTGTATGTTATTTGAATAATTGATTTGTCGGGAATGTGAGTGGCGAGAGAAAGAATCGTGGTTGTTTTGCCTGAACCTGCCACTGCGTCTACCTCGCCATTGTATTCGCCTGATTTAATATGATTTATAATATTCATTTGTTCTTCACTCGGAACATTCATTCCTTTTTATTATTTAGTAGATTTTTGTGTTTTTAATATGTTATATAAGTGTAAAATGCCATTAAAATATCAATATACCAAATCTGCTGGGTGCATTATATCTCCAAACACTCAAGTACCCGTGTTATATTCACTATCCAGTTATCTTGTATATGTTGATACGAATATATGGGTTTCTGTCAATGGTTCTAATTTTCGCGATTATTCTCAGATTGTATTTTCTGAATATCCTAATATTATTCCTATTTTTTACAGTTCTAGTTTATTGACATTTCAAATACCATCTGGGGCACCGGTAGGAACTTATACTGTTATGGTATCAAATGGAAGTCAATTGAATTCAACTGCATTGAATTTTTATGTTATCGAACCACAAGGACCACAAGGACCACAAGGAGACACCGGATCACAAGGAGACACCGGATCACACGGATCACAAGGAGACACCGGATCACACGGACCACAAGGAGACACCGGATCACACGGATCACAAGGACCACAAGGAGACACCGGATCACACGGACCACAAGGAGACACCGGATCACACGGACCACAAGGACCACAAGGAGACACCGGATCACAAGGACCACAAGGAGACACCGGATCACAAGGAGACACTGGACCATCAGGAACAGGCATATTGACTTTGAGTAATACATGGTCTGGAACAAACACATTTAATGGAGAAACTACAACGAGTGGTTTGTCAGTGGGCACTTTAGATATGAGTGATAACATCACTTTTTCAGATGTGAGCGGAGTTAAATTACAAATGTATTCTGGTGGGTATAATCTTGGTATAGAAATGAATGCGATCTATTACCAGTCGGTGTTAAATCATAATTTTTATACAAACAACAATCCTGTAGGTTCGCCTCAAATTCAAATGGGGGCATCATCAACAACAGTATATCAACCGTTATTTTGTTATAGTCCAGAATCGCAAAAAGATGACACTCAAGTAGTGACAACCGCTTACACTCACGCATATTACGCACCATTATCATCACCTACATTTACAGGTAATCCAAAAGCACCAACACCAATGGCAGGGGATAGTTCTATGAATATTGCTACTACTGCTTTTGTAGCAACGGCACTCTCATCTTACGCACCATTAGCATCACCTACATTTACAGGCACAGTAACAGCCCCAACATATACTGCGACATCCGATTACCGTATTAAACAAGACATTCATGAAATTTCACCCGAGACAACTGTAGACCAGTTAAATCCAGTAACATATAAAAATACAATCACTGGAAAACAAGACATGGGATTTATCGCGCACAAAGTCCAAGAACATTTCCCCTTTTTAGTATCAGGAGAGAAAGATGGACCAACAAATCAATCTATCAATTATATAGGATTGATTGCTCTTTTGACAAAAGAAATACAAGAATTGAAACAACGAGTTCTCATATTAGAAGAAAGAGAAAAAAAGACTCGGTGAAAAAGAGAAAGATTGTTCAAACCCGATAATACAACAACATTTGATAACTCTGTGAAAATGACCACTTCATCGTATTCCCCACAAATTTCCACCGCGTATCCGTATTTAACCACGGTTTCCATTTCATTGGAACCATGCGAGAATGACTAATGCCATCATATCCCATTTCCCGTCCTTCGCAAGTAAGCATGGCACAAAAATGTTGTTTTGAAATATCACGAACGACACAACTATCCAATGCATATGTAATGAGTTCTTTGCCAGTATCCATCGAAAACCGCAGCGGCCTCGTTTCGAGTGTTCCTTCAAACAATTCAGCCACAATAATATGCGGAATATGTGTTAACTCCATCATTTGCTCTCTAATCACCTCTTGTTCAAGTGTTTCACAAAATAACAATTGCAGTGCCCGGTTTTCCAAATAAGTCATTAAACTCATATAATATCTCAATGGATTGCCGGCATTGCCGACTTTTGTTAAATATGGCAACTTGTTTTTATAATTCTCCGGAATGCTCTTGTAAATCTGTGAAATAATAATATTTGTATTTAATTTATACGCATATTCAGTACCACTCAAAGATGCTTCAATTGCAAAATTCAACAGTGCAAATCCATTCCATAAATTGTCGGGTATAGCAGTGCCATTCGCTTGTTTGCCTTCAATCATCAATTGTCTTAAAAAGTGAAAGAATTTGCGTCCCTTGTCACTGATAAAGAGAGAAACAAACATGGTATTAAACCAACAATTCGCCGCCGCCTGTTTTGGTGTAATAATCAATTCCGGATTGACATGTTTGTTTCTAGACAATCGTTTCAACAAGTATTTTTTCACAATTTCAGAACTATATGAATGACAAGTTCCATTCAGTTTTATTTCCAACACGGGATTCAGACTGCATTGTATTATTTTCTCTCTTTGTCGCTTGTGGCGGCGGCTGTGCCGCTTGGTGCCAGGTCTCTTTTTCCGGGTTCTTCTCGCAGAGGCAGTCGCATTCGTGGAAGACAATGATTTGTATGTGACCAATTGTTTGTTTATCGTGGGTGTGTATGATTTTGCACGATTGGATTTATGTAATTTATTCAAGCCACTGTTGCTGTTTTTAGTGCTCCCGCGTAAACTATTCCCGCGTAAGAATTGAAACATATAATTAAATAATATTTTAATTATATACATGGGAGCTGGCATATTGCCGATTACACGATGCAGTGATGGAAAAATATATTTCTTATTTGGTAAAGAAAATAAATACGAGGATTCTGCGTCTGGTTGGTCTGATTTCGGCGGCGGGACAGACAACAATGAGACCTTTTTTCAAACAGCATCTCGCGAAGGTTCAGAAGAACTGACTGGGTTTTTGGGTTCATCACATGACATTGCCGGACTTTTGAAACGCGGGGCACTGACAATTGATTACACCGAGCCATCTGGAAAACATGGAACATATAGAACGCATTTAGTTCCAATGAAATATGAACCAATGTTGCCGCATTATTACAATAATAATCAGCGATTTTTGCAGAAACACTTGGACCCTAAAATCATTCAATCCACGAAAATCTTTGAAAAGGCCGAAATTCGGTGGATTTGTATTGACCACTTGAAGAAAATGCGAAAACAATTCCGGTCTTTTTTTCAACATATTATAGATGAAATCCTTGCAAAGAAATACGAGATAATGCAATTTGTAAAAGAACTGCCGAAGAAAAACACAAAGAAATCCAAGAAAAACAGACAAAAATCCAAGAAAAATAAAACCAACAAGTATATATAATGAAAAATGTGGTAATGATGGTAATCTCTAGTTTTATTATTCAATATTTTATTATGCCTCCTATTATGGTAAATCGCATGACAGACATAACATTCACACTAGGCAATGCATATCTTTCTCTCTTTATGGGATTGTTAATGGGAGTAGTAGAAGTCATCATGTATGATATGCGATACAATGTGACAAGTGTGAAATATTATGTTTCATTGCTTCTCGGCGCAGGAGTATGTGTTTATTTGTATCGCTATCAAATCGGCATTACTGACAAACAATATTTAGAAGAAATGATTGAACACCATTCCATGGCATTATTAACAAGTGATAGAATTGTCAAGAAAACAGACAATTATGATGTGGCTGCATTCAGTAAAACCATTCTTCAACAACAAACAGATGAAATCATTAAAATGCGAGATATATTGTCAAAACTGAATCACGAGAATCACGAGAATAAATAATATCCTGGCATTATATAATGACATACGGACAATTGTGGTATGGTCCATCCGGGTTTTTATACAAGAAAGCGTATGGCGCAGGCAGTTCCAAAACATCGGCTTCTCTCATAAGTTGCAATCAAAAAACATATTTATATAATAAATACATTGCTGGAAACAATGGAATCGGAGCGACATCGCGCTCAGTATTGCGAGCGAAGAATCGATTGGCGACTGTCTGCACGCGACAACACCCATGTAATCAAATATACAATCGTTTAGGGGTGAATCAATACTAACACATTGGCATTCTCAAAATATAAATAATTAGAGTTGCATTATTTATATTTTATGAAAAGAGAGAAGAGAAAAAGAGAGAAGATAGAAAATGAAAAACTGAGAAATGAAGAAATGAAAAACTGAGAAATGAAGAAATTTTTAGAAACAAGAAAATCATAGAGAGAAAAGAAAAATTGAAATGCTTTTTTCACATTCCAATCCAATCATAAATAAATCAAAACCATCAAATGGCTGAATTCTCGAATCTTTGCTGCTGCGCCGCCACCACCGTGGAACAAGAAGAATCAATGAAATTGATTCAATCAATCTTAAAAAATGAAAATGACAATGACTGTCTACTCTTTTCCGGAATCCTTTCTTTGGTTGCCACCGCGTCTCCGCGGCGTGAACAACTTCCACCACTGCAAATCCCTTTGCAAGGAAGAATGGATTCTTGTGTAAAAGGGTTGTCAAAAGATCAGGATATTGTCAGAACAGGTAAAAAAGGTGAGGAATATTTCTGGATTGTTTGTTGTGATGGTCACGGCAACAATACATTTGTGGACATTTTAAAACATCTGGATTGGAGAGAAATTATGGAGCAACCCAATTCCTATTATCAAATGCAGTACAAGTTGTCCAAGTACAGTTACAGCATTCTCTCTGGAAGCACTCTGTGCATGGTCAAGATTTTCGCAGATAAAATTGAATGCGTCAGTGTCGGTGATTCGCGAATTCTCGTTTATAAAAACGGAGAAATGGAATACACAAACACGCCTCACAATTATTCAAAAGAGGCGGAACGAGTTCGTCTTGCAGCTTCCGCGACAACCAATATCAGCGTCAAATACGATATGTTTCCAGCAATTGCAACTGGTTCTACTATGAAACAAAAACAATTGTCTTATGTGACTTATACGGACAAGACCAATCCCACTAAAAAAGTGACGCTTGCAATGACTCAGAGCATTGGGCATTACAATATCACTGGATTCGCACCGGAATTCAAGACGATTCCCTATTCTTCTGACATGGACCAAATTCGCGTCATTGTCGGAACAGATGGATTCTTTGACATGTGTCTGGTCACAGAAAGCACTGGAGATTCTCCCGAAGAACAAGAAGGACGCGATGCAGACAAGGAGGATTTATTGACATTAAACGCGTTACTGCTGGCGACCAAGGCCGAACTACGATGGAAACAAGTCTGGAAATATTATTACGGCGGAGAGAAACGACCCGAACTCTTTCAAGAAACAAAATTTGACAAGAATAGCCTCGATGACATTGGTATTGCCGTTTGGCATAATTAATCGCGATGGTTTGGCGGGTTGGATAGTGTTAGTTTAGTAAGTTAAAAGAGTAAGTTAAAAAGTAAAGTAGAGTAGCATTTAAAAAAGGGAAAGAGGGGAGGAAAAGGAAAAAAATAAACAAAACAATTTAAATAAGGCACTCCCCTTGGTGCATAATATCACAAGGTTCATGTTTTTTTTCTGGTTCTCCTTGTTTTTCTGGTCCTTCTTTTACTTCTTTTACTTGTTCTTCTTCTTCGTCTTTTTGTCCCACTTCTTCTTCTTCGTCTACTGCCTCCTGCTGATCCGGGTGTTTTCATTTTGCCTCTTCTTTTATCTTCTTCTTTAGATATTAATCGTTCAGTGTATTTTGATATATATTCTAATACTTCTGGAACATATCCAACATTTGTATCCTCTGAAACAAGACAAAGCCTGTCAGGAGATGTTCTATCGAATTCTGTATCATCCAGGTTTGATGCGCCTGATCCATCAGTTTGTTGTTAACTTTGTTGCGAAAATTCACTACCAGTTTCTTGTGAAGGAAAATCTTGTCCATTAATTGTTTTATCGTTTGCTTTAATATTTTCATCTTGTTCTTTTTTTATTTCATCTTTTCTCATTTTTAAATATTCAAGTAAGTCATTTTTTATTTCTTTATCTTCTTCTTCTTTAGCCTCGTCTATCTTTTCTTGAAGTTGTTGTATAAGATCTTCAAAATCAGAATAATCTTTAATATCCATATCCATAAATTCAATAAGTTTAGTATCCATTATAATGCAAAGTAAGTAATACAAACTTTTTAAAAAATCCCCTATATTATCACTACAATCATCTAAATTAAGATATTTAATATTTGGGTTGTTTATTATCATTGAAATAATGCCAATCATAAAAAGTACTGCTCCATATCCTTCACTTTTATACCCATCTTCTATGCTAATCCAACTTAAATGTATTGAGTTTACTTCAGCATCTTCAGCATCCAATTTAAATTTTTTAGATCGTGTTACTCTAGATTTGGAGTTTTCAGCAGATAATGAAGATATATCATTAATATTACAAATAAAATGACCGATTAATGTGCCCTCTTTACGCAATACATAAACATACTCATTTGGAAAAACCTTTTTTGTAGGATCATCTGGCTTAAAATTTTGTACAGTAATAGTAACATTTTTTAGTTCAAGTAAATGTTGTAGTCTTTTAAAAATATCAAAGGCTGATTTTCTTCTTCTTCTTCTTCTTTCTTCTTTTTCTTCTTCTTCTTCTTCTTCTTCTTCTTCTTCTTCTTCTTCTTCTTTTTCTTATTCAGTTATAGGTAATTGTTGTGATAAATTCAATGGATTTAGAGTTGCACATGGGATTAATTCTTCTTCTTCTCCTTCTTGAGCAGCTCGTTTTTTTGAATTTGACATATATATTACAAATATTATTATATTAAGAATAAATAACTTGTGGTGGCGTGATCCATTCACAATATGGTAAGGCTTTACTAGTAGGCCGTTCTAAAGCCAACAATTTCTCCAACGCAGCGCGTCTTCTTTCCAACGGATTTTTTACTAAACTAATCATAGTGCGAGACAATTGTTTCCAGCGCCATTCAAATTGCAACGCTGCTTGCCACGACGGAAATCCGGCAACATGACAAACCCGTCTCCATGTTTCACCACGCTTCACTTTCATACTCGTTGCTACAGCCCCGCCTTTTATTTCGCAATTGTGCTGCCGCAAGCGATGGTCTAAATCAATCGTTGCTCCAACATAGGTCGAGCCACCAGTCGCTTCTAACAAATACACATAAAAATGTTCTTCCATTTATATATTCGCGACTTTTTCTCCGAATAATTAACTTGCATAATAATAATAAAATGGAAACCACAGAAACCCCGAAACCAAAGATCATCATTTTGGCGATTTACAATGAAACACCAGATTACATAAAAATGTACAAGACACACGTGAATTATTTGAATTATGTAAAACAAAAAACCGTTCCTAACCAACTTCCAACCTTTTATTTCATCATATTCAAAGATTTGGGCGACAAAGAGTATCTCGTGGACGATGCAAACTACATGTTATACATTCATGGCAAAGAGACTTCTATTCCAGGTGTTTTGGACAAGACAATAAAAGCATTCGACCTTATACACAACAAATTAAAACTATACTACGATTTTATATTTAGAACAAACATTTCTACATTTGTTCATTTTAAAAACACCTATTGTTATTTGAGGAATTTCATCAATCCGAAAACAGAATTGTATTATATTGGTCCTCTCGTGAAATTGCAATGGATGGATTATCCATCCGGAATCGTGGACAAGACATATTGGGGGACATCATATTGTTCAGGAACATGCATTATTCTGAGTCATGCACTTGTAGATAATATAGTTGCAAATAGAGAGAAACTTCATTACAACATTATTGACGATGTTTCAATTGGGCATTATGTTTCTCGTCTTGAAAACGTCAAAAGAATAAATGTAGGAACTCAACGATTCGGATTTCATCCGCACAATTTAATACTGAATAAAAAATATTTGTGTTATATGAATAATTATAACAAACATCGCCGTGAATTTGATGTAATTCATTTGATAAAAATCGCCAACTATTTCTCCAATAACGCATCCACTCACGCGCATCTACAGTAAATTGCAGTTAACATTATAAATTATATATATATAATGTTAACCCCAACCCAAGAACAACACCAATGTCGGTTCATTACATTTGGAAGTCATTCTAATTACATAGAAGCAGGAATACGCCTATTTCGTCAAGCATCTTCCTTGAAATTATTTCATGAAATACAAATGTATACTTTTGCAGATTTACAAAAAGACGCTGAATTTTACGAGAAAAACTCTGACTTTATTGTAAAAAATAAAAGAGGTTGCGGATATTGGTTATGGAAACCATATTTAATTTATAAAAATCTGGAGAGCATGGAAAACGGCAGTATATTAATGTATTTGGATTGTGGTTGCGAGTTGGACATTCGTAAAAGAAATAAAATAATAGAATTGATTCATTTGGTGAAACAGCACAAAATCATTACTTCTTATACACAAATTGAATCAAACTGGACTAAAATGGATTTACTTGTAGCATTGAATGCAGTAAACTCGCCGCAACTATTACAAACACCGCAAAAAGAAGCCGGCGCAATTATCATGCTGGTTTGCGATGAAACGCGAAAATTGGTAAAACATTGGTATCAATTGGCAACATCAAATAACTATCATTTTATAGACGACAGTCCATCTGTTAGACCAAACATTCCCTCTTTTAATGAACATCGTCACGACCAATCAATTTTCAGTTTGTTAGTAAAAAAACATGGATTGTGTAATTGGATAAATATTTGTGATTATGTAGTTTATGATAGAAATAAAACCGGCAAATCTCAATTAAATAAAAATAGATTATGCTTTGTATAATTTTTTATCAACTAATTATAATGATTTTTAAATTAAACCAAAATATAAGCAATCGTGGTGAATCAGACAAAAAAATAAGATTACAAATACCTAAAAGAAAAACATTGCAGAACCCAACTCCGACGACGACAATTGAATCCACTACAAATGTAATAATATATGTATTGTGTTACAATTTAGAGAAATATAATTTTTCAAAAAAATATTATAGTAAATACAAATGGGCAAGACCTATTTTAATGAAATATCAAGATTATACATTTGAAAATGCATTTTGGAAACAATTACTGGAAATTAGCAATGAATGGGAAACAGCGGACATGGTAGGCACACTTTCACATAAAGCATATGAAAAAATAAATTTGGAAGAGGTGAATCATATTATTATAAATAAAATGTATTCCTCAAAAAAGTTTGTCTCCTTTATGAAATCAGAGAATACTTTATTTAATGAAAATCATCACACTTTTCGTTTTAAACAATTTATCAAATATATTTCGTATTCTTTGAACAATAAGATAAATTATAAATTATCTTATTGCAATTATTGGATTACCACTCCGGAATTAATGAAAGATTTTATTAATTGGCACACTAACACTTGTTTGCCAATATTATTAAAACATCCATATTGTTTTCACAAGTATAATTATGGAGGCGCATTAACCAAACACGAATTATTGCGAATATGGGGAAGACCATATTATCCTAATATCCCCTTTATTTTAGAGAGAATTAATTTATTGTTTTTTGTGAATGAACGTGAATATTGATTTATTTCTTTTTATGAATGGTAATCCGAATTGTCTTTTAACGTGTGGGATTGGGTTGATTTATTCTAATATTATATTTTCTGCATGACAAACCAAATATTTATTCCTTCTGTAAAAGTATATATAAATTGACAATTCACAAATTCGCAGATTTCTTTTAATAAATCGGGACTATATACATAATGATGCAAACATCTATTATTGTAATTATCTAAACTTCTCCTAGTAAAATTATGTAAATCACCTGCGGGAGGATCCATGGATAAATCATGATTTTCTAATATTTCAGAGAGAGTAGACAAATCGTCTTCACCCACATTCTTATTATATTGAGACAATAATGTGGAAAAAGAAGAAACACTTCGTTTGTGATCAAAACATTGGCTTTTTTCAGGAAGTATCATAATAATAAATCCGCCATCTTTTACAATTCGCAACCATTCATATATCGCCTTTAATGGATTTGCAATGTGTTCTAAACAATGCGACCCAAAAACAAAATCATAGGTTTTATTATCTACATTTGAAATATTTACAGAATTACCTGTTTTGCCAGAATAATAATTATATTCTGGCGTATGATTGCTCCAAACAGTAGTAGATGAAAATATTACATTGTCCATATTCAGTGCATTTTTATAAATAATAGAACCGGTGTAAAAGGATGGACCACCAATTTCAACACCCATTTTATTATTGGTTATGCAAGTTAAAATGAAATTCAATGTATGCAATGGTATATAATTAAAATTCAACCGTTTTATCTTTATAAACGGAAGAAGTCTCAAATTATACAATTCATTAAATAAGTCATCATTCTTAAAATGTATATTTTTTTCTTTATTAATAGATAAATTTCCTGTTTTTAAAAAACAGGAATGTGTTTTAAAATAATTCGGCATTTTCAATTCATATTCATTAATCACATCATCTTGCGTGTTTATTTTATCTTTATTTGCAAGAAACATATTCATAAATTTATAAATATGCATTGGTTTAATGCTGAATAGATAACTTTGATAATGATAATTTATCTCTGTTGAATTATTATATCCATACAATTCAAAATCATTGTTTATTATTAAATTAATAAAATGGTTCAACTTATTTTTTAAAATAATACTGTCATTGATAAAAATAACATCATCGTACATTGTATAATTTACCGCATTTAATAAAAAAAACCACTTCCCAAAATCAAGTGTAGGTTGATTCTCAATTTCATAATAACGTGCATTATTGCTTGCATAATATTCTTGCATTTCTTGCATTTCTAAATTAGTAGAATTTGCAATGACAATGTCTATGCATTCATAATGAAAATATTTCAAAATAGATTTTATGGATTCTTTTTTTAAATCGCAGTTTATATGCGCGGCTACTAACAATAACACTTTTTTATTATTTAAATCGGGGTTATAATTGTATTGATTCAATGTTGTTAATGCATCATGCATCAATTCATTGACTTCGTTTATGTTTGAGTTTGTCGTTGGTGGGAAGGGATTTGATTGTTGCATTGGAGCTATTATATACATTATTTTTTATAAGATTCAGTTAAATACGCATAAAAAGAGGCGCAAATCGCAGAATTAAGACAAATAATGACGCGTAAATTTTGAAATAAAGAAATAAAGAAATAAATAAAATATAATGTCTGACAATTATATTTTATTCGAAGATGGGAAAATAATTCACACATTTCACCATGTTTTGTGGGCAGGGTTTATGTCCAAAGTAATCCCAAATGAATGCATAATGAAATACATACAATCTTGTCTGCCACCAAATACAGTTTGTTTAATCCCTTCATGTGATGGAAATATAAACAGAGACAAAACTAGTAAAAATAAACCACATAGCATAGATTGGGATACTCAAATACAACCACACATGGATTATGCAACAAGCAAAAACAAGGTGTTTATCCTTGGAACACTCTGTCAAATAGATGTAGAACCAGATTGCAATTATCTATATATTCCGTTAGACGACAATTTATTTTATTATGGTGCAACCCATATTCTTCCTAAAAAAATCCTGCCTCCATGGGAAAGTCGCAGTTCCGAATTATGTTGGCGCGGGGTGTGTTCCGGTGTTGGAGGATTAGAATCGACTCGTGTTCGATTTGTTGATAAAATATACAAATACTCTGCCAATACAAATGTAAGACTTTGTCCAGAATGGAGAGAAGGCAAAAATATCCCTGACGAGTATTTTGCCGAAGGAATTCACTACACCGAATTTTTTAAATACAAGATTTTTTTCATAGTCGATGGCAATTGCATTGCATCAAATCACATGTATGGATTTGCATCGGGTTGTGTGCCGTTTTTACTATCAAACGGCATTTGTTGGTTTTCCGATTTAATAATACCATACACACATTACATTCCTGTAAATTATGATTTGAGCAATTTAATAGAACAAATAGAATGGGTGAAAACACATGATGCAGAGGCGAAAAAAATAGCAGAAAATGCATATCAATTCGCGGATGTCTATTTTTCTACCGAATATCAGAAAAAATATTTAAAAGAGAATATAGAAAAAATGTCAGAAAAAAATTGAAATGGAACAATGATAAAATAATAAATGTAGACAAATAAAATAAATGGAACTTGAACCTTGCGGCGATTATACATTGGTCGACATGTCTTTAATAAATGAATTGCCAACTGAGTATCCGCCAGATTTCATCGATTTTTGTGTTGAGAATGGATTGAGGCCTCCATCTATAACAACTGGCAATGGAAAAGCATTGTCGGTAATGTTAAAACACAGATATCGATATTGGGATAGAGAATCATGTGATAAATTTATAGAAAGATTTCACATATTGTCAAAAGACAGCATACAATTATTTAATAAACACAGTCAATGGGGCATACAAACAAATAGTGGAACAAAAAGAGGACAATTATATATAGTTTATCCATATAGTTTATCTAACAAACATAAAATGCGAAAGGGTTTTAGCTATGATGGGACGGAAGAAGAAAAAAATGATGAGATTAATAAAATTAAATCAACTATAAAAAATGATTATTGCGATGTTCCCAATTCTGAATGGCAATTGGGACATAAAAACCCCGGGTCAACTGACAGTTCAAAACATAACATGGTTTTACAGCCGCCTATACAAGGCAAATACAGGGACAATTATATATTCATTGATACTTTGACCAAAATACCGACGCCAGATAAATTATCTAAAATGATTGAAAAAAAAGAATTAGAATTTACTACAGAACAAATTGTCAAATACAAGGAAATATTTGATGCTTTATTTGCCGCATCTATTTAAACAGATTTCATAATATTCGCTATTTAATTCTATGCCAAAACATTTTCTATCAGTATTTTTACATGCCAACGCAGTTGTCCCGCTACCTAAAAACGGATCAACTACAAGAGACCCTTTTTTACTAAACAATTTTATTAAATGTTCTATTAAAGCGAGAGGTTTTACAGTTATGTGACAATTCTCTCCTTTTTCACTTTTAGAGGGTTTTGATACCAAGAAATTCTTATCATATGTATCATTGTATTCTTCTGTTGTCATTATGTTTGATGGAACTCGATCATTGTTTATTCCAACCTTTTGCGAAAAGTCTAATAATCCCGTTTTAAAGTGTAATTCGTTTTGTATAAAGGTCAATTTACCCAATGGTTTCATTGCCACGCATATTGGTTCAAAACAGGACCTTATTTGCGGTGTTTTATAGTCTTTATATTCATCTTTTAACTTATTCTTGTCTTCTTCTGTCATGTCCATTTTGTCTATAATATGCGAGATTGACATGCCTTTTGGCATGCTTTGTGTATAAGTCCAGTTTATCATGTCTCTTATTTCAAATCCCGCAATTTCACAACTCATTGCTATAGCGTGATACAATCGTGGAGATGAAAACGACAAGAAATATGCGCCTGGTTTCATTTTCTGAAACAACAATTTTGAGAGTTCTAAATAGTAGTCGTATAATTTTTTTACTTGTGATTTGTCGAATTTCATGCCTTTTGGCAAATGTGTAATATGGCTGTTTTTCACATTGTTATTAATATCGTTTGCCGACCATTTATTGTCGAGCTTATCTATGAAATAGGGCGGATCAGTAATCACACAATCAATGCTATTGTCTTCTAATTTATTCAATTCAATCATACAATCATTGTTCAAAATAATAATATTGTCGTTTTGTGGCGCTGGCGCTGGCGCTGGCGCTGGCGCTGGCGCTGACTCTGGCGCTGACTCTGACGCTGACTCTGACGCTGGCGCTGACTCTGATGCTGACTCTGATGCTGACTCTGACGCTGGCGCTGACTCTGGCGCTGACGCCGCATTTTGTTCTGCCATTTCTTTTTCTTTTTTTTCTATTAATTCTTTCAACTCACCAACCTTTAATAAAGAATATTTTTTTATTCCAAGACTCTTACATTTCTTTTTTAATTCATCCTTTGAAGGTTTTGATGATGATGTGTTCATTTCTTCTGTTATACTTGTCATAATTCCTATAATAGCAATTCATTTTTATTTTTAATTGGTTTCATTGTAGTTTCTCTCTTTTTATTTGATTGAAAAGAGAGAGAAATACATTTTTTGGATTTTGGATCGACCGGTCCTCTTTTGTCTTGTGATTTTCTCCTCATTCAATGCAATGGACAAGGTTCGCTCGTTAAACCCGGCGAAGATTTAAAATTGAAATGATTTTAACCAATCAAATCACTTCAACTAATAACCAACTCTCAAAATAACAACAATGTTTCAATTCCAAAATCTGGACAAACTCGCTCCTTCCAATATGGGCAAAAAATGGAATGACGAAGAAGAAGCCGCATTGTTGGACGAATTGGAGAAAGATATGGATATGAATCAAATTGCACAGAATCACAAAAGAACAGTCGGAGCTATTAGTTTTAGATTAGAAGATATTGCTTATAAAATGAATTCCAAAGAAGTTCCCATGGAAGAAATTATTCGGAAAACACGATTGACTGAAGAACGAATCACAGAAACAATACAAAAACGACAACAAGCCCGGCAACAACAACAAGCGCAAGAACAACCAAAACGTGGACCAAAAGAGAGAACTCCTATGCTGACGCCAGCGCAACCACAACTAAAGACAAAGGCAGAACAAAGCGAAATCGCGGAATTGAAGAGCGAAATTGTTCATATGAAGAGAGAAATCACAGAATTAAAAGGTTCAATTAAAGAATTAATTGAAATGATGAAGGCTGTTTATGAATTTGAAGATGCATAGAATAAGATTTACTATTAATTAATTACGATTTTTCTTTTCTTTCTTTGTTGTAAAATTAAAAAAAGAAATGAAATACAAATTTGATAAAGAATGAACTATTTTGCATATGACAATTGCTTCACCCAATTTAACACAAATAACAATGTGCCAAAAGATACAGCGAAACTTATTATGATTATTGATAAATTGAAATTTGAAATAGACATTACGCACGCTAGAATGAAAAAACATGTTAATTTATTAAAGGAACATGTGTTGAAACGAAATTCCAATGAAGAACGCCAAAATATATTATTATCAATTGAGAAATTAAAAAAGAATTGGTAATGCGCAACAGAGTTATACAAGAGAAAATACTACAATTATTAAAAACAATGATGGCAATGTTTAAGATTTAACAAATAATTTTTATAGTTTTGATATATTTCTTATATTTTTGGATTTTTAATTGGACAAAAAAAGAGAGATAAATTCTATCGTTGTAAAATTCCAGTATAAGGAGTTATACGGATTAGGATAAGTGTCTTTTGTTATGAATTATGGTAATAGTTTTAGAGAATAAAT